ATTAGTCGGCGCGCCCTGCCTTTTGTCATTTGTGTGCTATGTTTGTGTTAGTGTTTAACGATGTTATAACTTGAGGTTGTTATATTTTAACAATGGTGTTATAATGACATAAATAGACGTTATAAACTGCTAAAACGACATAAAAAAACGCGTTCTGGCGGTCCTGAGGACGGGAGTGGAAGTAACTCAAAGTGTTTTTGCAAATATGGCCGGAGTAAACCGTGCAAGTATTTGCGTTGGAATTAAGAAAAAATCTCTTGTAATGAATTCTGCAGGAAAGCTGGATACTGATAATCCTGTAAACAGGCGTTATCTGGATAAGCATCAAAAAAAGCTGCAGGAAGCTCATAGTTTTGAAACTTTTGGCGAACAGGTAGAGCTTGGAGCGGTCCAGAGGGCGGCTGCAGCTCCTCAGAGTTTGGAAGGTGACAGGAACGGTGTGGCCGGAAATCTTCTTAACCTGACTATGAGAGAATTGATTCAGCAGCATGGAAACATGGCCAATGTGGAGCGTTATGCGAAGCTGGTAAAGGATCTGACTGTTGCGGATGAGAAGGAACAGCGTATTCAGGAACGACGGCTGGAGCAGATTCCTAAGGATTTTGTGCAGGCCAGTGTTTTTGGTTTCCTGGAAGCATTGATGAATAAACTGCTGGATCTTCCTGAGCGAATTGCGGACCAGGCGGTTGCGTATGTTCAGGCTGATGCTGATACGGCCAGAAGTAAGATAAAAAATCTTTTAAGCGATGATATTACAGCTGCGATTACTGATTCTAAGAATCAGATTATTGGCGGTATTGAAAATATGAAAGGGCGTTATTCTCAGGAAGATAACCTGCGCGATATTGTGTCTGACGCTATGGAGAAAACTGAATGAGAGATCCTTACATTGTGCGCAGAAGACGGACCGGAATTGAAACAGGTTACCTGAAAAGGATAACGGAGCTGGAAGGACAGATTAAAGATATGCATCGCTGTGGAATCTGTGAACTTTATGACCAGGAAGAAGGTTGCTGTGAGCTGAGCAATGAGACTGTGAATAACTGGGAAACCTGTGGGCTTTGGAAAATGATTCAGGATGGTAAGTGATGAATATTTTTATAAATAACGGAAATGGTTATCAGCCGATTAAGAGGGCTGATAAGATGGATATTGAGATTAAGCCGCCGGAGACTGGAAGCAATGTAGAGCCTGCGCCTGCTAAAAGCGTGAATGTGAAAATTGACAAGGCGGATGCTGATTTTGATTTTTTTAATAATTTAAGTAATCACGGAATGGAAAAAGCTCGTTCTTTGCTGCAGGCGATTCCGCCGGAAATTGAGAGTGGTGACAGATTGATTATAAGGTGTCCAAACTGTGACCATAAAGTTTACGTCCAGCGGAATGGTGACGAGGTGAGAATAAACTGCGGCGGCTGTCAGCTGGATGTGGTTGCTCATATAGCTACGGTAAAAACTTTAAAAATTGAAAAAATATGTGATACAACACGGATTTCAAAAAGTCATATTTTAGGTGGGAACTGACTGCAGAGAAGTGATTGCGTGGGTTGAATTTTCGGCTTGTGCTTAATTTTGGCTTTTTTACCGGCTGGACAGTTAGGCGGCCAGCTTGGAGACAGGTTTGAGTTGTTACTGTAATTCCTGTTTCGACATAAAAAGGGGAATGGCTTCCCGGTCCCGATTACAAGGGAGAAAAGCCCGGTTAGATTGGAGACGTGGACGCTAGCTCTTTAGAAGCTCGTTAGAACGGGGCGGAGCGACTAACCGGCCATTGAAAAGGTGGCAGAATAAATGCGGATGAGATGTAACAGCGTGCAGACTTTCTAGGAGTTTGTATGTCTCAGGGCGGTGTTATATGTTTGGTCGCCCATTTTTTATTTAAAAAAGTGACTACTTTTGAAAGTAGTAAGGATGGTGGTTTTGAGTATGAACGGAATGATTGAGAGAGTGATGGAAGCTGAGAGGCGCAAGTGTCTGGCTGAAAATGACGGGGAATTGTGGCTGCGTGCTATTGATTGTCATGGCGTTATGGTTGGCCGGAAGTATAAGCGTGAGAATGAAAGTGATGCCAGGGAAATGGCTAAGAAATACTGGACGAATCCGGCTTTTATTTACGTTGAAGTATTCGGAGTTTTTGAGGCTGGTAAGCTCTGCGTGATTTATCACGGATTCAGGAGTTAGTGGAGTATGGACTGGAAGATGATTGCGGCTTTTATTATCTGGTTTATCGGTTCGGTGGTGTGTTACGTGGTAATGCGCCAATGGTTTTCCGAAAACAAGAGGCATGAAAGAAATATGTTTGTGTTTTGTGTTTCATGCTGGCCAATTTGTCTTTTAATGATGGTCCTGATTATGATTTTGGATTGGATTAAAAAGTTACGGGGTAACGATGAAGATTTATGAGTTATGCGAAAAATTGACTGAGCTGTGCCATGAGGGAAAAGCTCAGGAAGAGATTTTTGTTATGTCTTCGCAGATGGTTACTACTGTTGATGACGAGGACGGTTCGGTTGGTTACGAAATGCAGGATCAGCTGATGCCGTGCGCGCTTATTCGTGAGAATGGCAAGATTTTTATTCGGGAAAGCCCGTTTTAGGCTTTGCTTTCTGCAGGAGGTTTGGATTTTATGCCAGAAGATGTTCAGGACAAGATTGAGGATTTTGGTTTGATGTTGGAAGGTTACTGTGCGGATGATGAAGAGACAGCTGCAAAGACAAGACTGCTGAGTTACTGGTATATGTTAAGCACTGAGATTTTGCAGACTTTGGACGGTAAAACGTTGTAAAAATTTAAAAATTTTTTTTAAAAAATATATGCTGCATCGGATGAGCGGCGGAAAAATCGACTACTTTTGAAAGTAGTGAAATGAGAGGGCGACAGATGATCGAAGACGTAAGTGTTGCATTAGACAGACAGAAATTGTGTGACCAGTTCTGCGGAAAAAGAACTAAGGCGCAGCTGGATAAAATCATAGAGAAGTTTCTGGACTTTAGCCGGATATGTCCGACTTATGACGAAATGAAAGAGATTATTGCATGGGCTGTAGCTAATGGCGCAAAGTTTGAAAACTAAGTGAGGTATATAAAATGAGTTTGAGCATTAACGAGTATCAGCAGAGAGCGCACATAACAGCGGATTATCGCTGGAAAGAAAATAACGAATATTTCTATCCGGTTATGGGTTTGGCAGAAGAGGCTGGAGAGGTTGTTGGAAAGTTTGCTAAGGCTGTGCGTGATACTAACGGTGTTATTGACGATGAAAGACGTGAGGCGATTAAGAAGGAATTAGGCGATGTTTGCTGGTTTGTGGCTGAATTATCCACAATACTTGATCTGCAGCTGGAAGATGTAATGCAGGGTAATCTTGATAAACTTGCTTCCAGGGCGGCGCGTGGTGTGATTCACGGAAGCGGTGATAATCGCTAGAGATAAAAAAACAAGGAGATACAAAGATGTTAAACAGTTTGACTGATGTTAAGAATCATTTAATCGAGGCGATGGAACGATTAAACGATGATGAGCTTGTGCAGAATAAAACGAAGTGCGAGCAGGAAATTAAAAAGGCTCAGGCGTTGAGTAATCTTGCCGGACAGATTGTGCAGCTGGAGCAGGTTCAGATCAATGAGAAGAATATGCAGCTGCAAGCTATGAGCGTGGCCAATAAGATGGGGTATGTTTATAAGCCAAAGGATATGGAGTTAGTTGAGAAAAAGAAAGGTTTACTAGATTACAATGATTGAAAGGCGAGACTACTTTAAGAAAAAAAAGTGGACCAAAGAACAGGAAGACTGGCTGATTGAACATAAAATGATTCGTGGTAAAAAAGCGATACACGAGGCTTTTTTTGCAGCCTTTCCTGATGCTACATATACTGACAGTGCGATAAGTGCAAAAAGAACGGAGCTTGGTGCTTACAGCGGTATTTATACAAGACATCGCACTGCGAAGCCTTTATATAGTGAGTGTGTGAAGCAGGGGTATGTAATGATCAAGGTTGCAAAATACGAGTGGTGGCAGAAACAGAAATGGGTTTGGGTTGCTACTCATCCTGGAGAGCCGTTTTCGATTAAGAATCAGTTTGTTTTTCTTGATGGCGATAACCGGAATTTTTCTCCGGATAATATTCATAAGGTGGACCATAGAATTATTGGTGTTATGAATATGCAATACGGAGGAGTTGTTAAGGGTGAGCCGGAATTAAATCTGGTTCGTTATCTGCAGTGTGAACTTAAATTAAAGTATCTGGATATTGCAGAAATACATGGGCTGACCTGTAAGACTAAGAGTGGGCGGCAGTTGATAAGCGAGCGAAATCGTAAGGCGAGGGAACAGCGCGCGGCTCATTGGGCGAAGATCAGCGAGGAAGAGCGTGAGGTTATACGGCAGAAGCGGAAAGAATACTGGAAAAAGCGGCGTGCGAATCCTGAATTTCAGGCGCGCAATAAGATTTACCAGAGGGAGTGGAGCCGTAAGCGTAGGGAGAAGTTAAAGAATGAGCGGAAAGAACGACAGGAAGATTAGAAAAAGTGTGAATAAAAAAGTTAAGGATGCCTATGTGAAAGCTCAAGGCGTTCTGTATGACCGGATTAAGGAAATGCCGTTGGGGAAAAGGTTTGTGTTTGCGATGATGATTTTATTTAAGAGACTTGAATAGCTATTTTTTTTGAAAGTAGTTTGAAAAAAAGGAGGATAACGTGATTCGATTTGTTGATTATAACAATGACAAAAAAGAAGCCTGCTATAACTTTTGCGTGGTAAGTGTGAATAATCAGTGCGCTGAAAGGGTGTATGGCCGTTGTCCTTTCTCTGGGGGAACTCCGGCGGTGGTTTGCCAGTGTGGAATTAAAAACATGGTGAAGCATGGCTGCGCGGAAAAAGTGTGGGAGGAAAAGGAAAATGAAGCCTGATGAACTTTATGAACTGATTAAAAAGACTGAGTACACTAAAAGCGGTGACGATGTAGATTGGGCTGTGGTGGTGGATGATTCTGAAAAGGTAGTGAGACTGCTTTTTGAAGAATCGACAACTAAGCGCGATTGGCATAATAATTTTGACTTTCCTGTGAAGATTTATAAGAGACAAGAAAGCTGTATGCTGATTGCGCGCGGCTGGGGTAATGCCTGGAAATCTTGTAATAATCTTGTTATGGATGCGCTGATTAAAGAAAAGCAGGTCCATAAGGATTACAGGGTGGAAATCTGCGGCTGGAGTTATGGCGGCGCGATGAGTGTGCTTGCAGCTGAGGATTACTGCTACAGAACACATGACAGAGCGGCTGTTATTACTTTTGGTGCGCCTAAGCCGCTTTGGGGTCGTAAGACTTGGAAATATGTGAGCGGTTGCGTGACAAGTGCTATGCAGTATGCTCATGTTAATGATGTGGTGCCGCTTTGCATTCCGCTTCCTGGTTACAAGATGATTAATAAGGTGAAGGTTGGAAGCGGCTTTTGTATTTTAAAGTTGTTTAAGGCTGATATTTATCACTGCTGTTATGGAGATGCTGATTTATATAAAAATCTTTAAGGGGAAAGAGGGTTTTGAAGTGCGTTATTAATTCGGCGGATATTGATTTTCTCAAAAAGAGTTTTCTTGCGCTGACTGCTAAAAGAAACTACATGAATCCTAGTGATTATGTTTGCCAGGTGCGTTATATGGCGGCAGATTTGACGCCGTTTCCTGGTAAGTTTTCTTTTAAGCAGTTTCCGTATTTTAAAGAGATTGTAGACAATTTTAGTCCGGAAAGTCCGATTCATAAGGTTTATATTATGAAAGGGAATCAGCTGGGAGCGACTACGGCAATTCTTGAGACAGTTATGCTTTATGGAATCGGCTGTAATCCAGCTCCTATGCTTTATGTTTTGCCGGATGAGGGCATGGCGAAACTTGCAATGGATACTAAAATCGATCGAATGATTGATACTTCCGGCCTGCGCGGTAAGATTTTTGCGCAGACTAAGAAAGCTGCAGGCGCGCGTAATACTGGTGATACTTCGTTTAAGAAGGAATTTCCGGGTGGTTATCTTCATGCTGTCGGCGGTCGTTCTGGTAACAGGTTCAGAAACTTTTCATACAAGATTGTTTTAGTTGATGAGCTTGACGGTATGAGTGAGAACATTAAGGGCGAAGGTACGATGGAAGATCTGGCTATTGCGCGTTCTGACGCTTATCCTTCTACCAGGAAGATTTATTTTGGTTCTACTCCGACTGTTGAACAGACTTCTAAAATCTGGAGACTTTATCAGCTGGGTGATGAGCGACGGTATTTTGTGCCGTGTAAGTATTGCGGTGAGATGCAGCCTCTTGAGTGGGCTATCTGGGATGAAAGCCATGATAATCAGATTGGCGGTATTGTTTGGGAAAATGATGAGAATTACCAGCCGAAACTTGAGACGGTAGGTTATAAGTGTCCGCACTGCGGCAAGATTATGAAAAACTATGATAAGGCTATTATCATGGAAAAGGGCGAATGGAGAGCAACTAAGAAGAGTGAGGAAAAGGATGCTCGAAGTTATCATCTGTCGCCGATTTATAATCCTCCGGGAATGTTTTCCTGGGAAGATTTTGTAATTGCCTGGGCGAAGTGCTGGGATTTGAAAAATAACCGTGTGAAGGATAAAGAGGGTTACAGAACTTTCCGCAACTTGAAACAGGGGTTACCGTTCAGGGAACAGAATGAACAGATTCGGCGCGAGAAAGCTCTTTTGCATAAACGCTTTGGTTTTGCGCGCGGTAAGGTTCCGAATAAAATGGCGATGGAGGATGCAGGTTCTCCGGTTTGGATTATTACCTGTGCGGTGGACGTTCAGAAAGACTGTTTGTATGTGGATACTAAGGGATTTAGTGCCGGTGGCGTGACATGGACTATTGATTTCCAGAGGTTTGACGGTCCTTCTGAGGATTTTTATGGTGTTTGGGATAGGCTTGCGACTTACATTGAAAATACAGTTTTTGTGGCTGATGACGGGAAGAAATATAAAATTGCCATAACTCTTGTGGATAGTGGTCACTATACTGACTGGGTTTATGCGTTCTGCGCTCGCTTTACTGCTGGCGTTTATGCCTGTAAAGGTTCTGACTGGATTAAGAATGGGGAAACTTACCAGCTGTTTAACCGTAAGACACTTGAAGCGATTGGACTTCCTCTGGCTTATCATATTAACACTGGTAAACTTAAAGACAGAATCAGCCGTGCAATGAATATGCTGCAGTGGGATGAGGGAACTAAGCAGCCGGAATGGTTTCCGAACTTTCCGGACAATTTCCATGATGATTATTTCCGTATGTTTGAAGCTGAGGAAAAGGTTGAGGAATACGATAAAAGGACTAATAAATATATTCGTACGGTATGGAGAGCGAAGCCTGGAGCGGCGAATCATGGTTTTGATACTTATGTTTATAATTTGGCGGCTCTTGAGATTTTTGCGGATGATATTTGTCGTAATGATCTGCGCGGTAATATGCTTGACTGGGGTGCGTTTTGGAATTACGCGAGCTATGGGATGTTTACGATGGAATAGGAGAGAAAATGGAACAGAGCGACAGGGAGTTTCTGCAATTCATAATTGCATTTTACAAAGAATTACTGCTGCATGATTATCCGGCTTATGGGGATACTGTGAAAACTAAAAAATTCTCATATCTGGAGTGCTGCTTTTGTGAGATTGTTATGAGCTGTAGTCTTGATGTTTGCGATGTGAAATATTTTGAAAAGTTTGACTGCGTGAAATTCATCCTGAAAAAAGAGGGGTGGAGTGAGCGGCTTGAAAAAATGAATCCTTCGGATGAATTTCTGGAGTGGTGCAGGAGGAATGGAAAATGAAAAGAGTTTATTTAAGCGGTGCGATTAGTGGTATTCCGGAAGAGGAATACAGAGTGAAGTTTACCAGGGCGGAAGAGTTTTATAAGGCTATTGGTTATGATGTAGTTAATCCTGTAAAGCTCTCTGATGAGCTTTTGAAAGAAAAGCCGAAAGCGAAGTATGAAGATTTTATGAAAGTAGATCTGGCGGAGCTTAAAAAATGTACTCATATTGCAATGCTGGACGGGTGGGAAAAGAGTAACGGCTGCAGGATTGAGAGGGAACAGGCGACGCTGGACGGGTTGATTATTTGTTATTTTAAAGTGCCGGAAGATTACAGTGAATTATAAAGGTTGCAAAATATAAAAATATGTGTTAAAAATATTTTTAGACACATGGACTGTCTTGCATTTATGTGTCTTCTTGTTTGAACTCCAGCTCGGCGGCTGGAGTTTTTTTTATTTTCTTTCCAGTTTTTTCATCTGGGAATTGAAGATGGACTGTGCGTCAGCTGCAGGCTTGGCCATTGATTCTGTGAGCCAGTGGGTTGCTTGGGTTTGGGTTTGGGTTACGCCGCGGAAATAGAGCATTTCTAAATTGAATTTTACATGGCCGCCTGATTTTGTGAATGAGGTTACGCGGTAGATGTTTTTATTGTATTTAAGATATTTGTTTTGTGTGTAAGCTGCTTCTGCAGCTGATACGAGCGCGGATTTTCCGGTGCTTTTATAATACGGATTATATTTAATTATCTTTTTATTAACTTTTGAGCGGTACATGGATTTCTGGACCGGATTGCGGCTGCTTCCGGATCTTGCTGCGGTGGTTGGAATTGAGAGCTGACCGCCGTTTGAAGCTCTGTGTGTGCCGCCGGTTTCCTGACGTTCTAGATAGGATGCGCGATCTCTTGCTCCGACGTGGCTTTCTATTTCTGAGAAACTTGTTGCTTCTGCAGGCGCGCGGTCGAAGCCGATTGACTTTTCTGTGAAAGTGTTTCTGAGAGTGAAATCCTGATGCAGTTTTTCTATTGCGTTTTTTCTGGTGAGTGCGGCCTGTACGTTTACAGTGGCGGCTGCAGCTTTGAGCATATCAGACTTCATATCTTCTGTGAGAAGGTGAAATTTAGACGGGTCATCTATGACCATTTTGTATCCGGAAAACATAAGTGTAATTATTGGTTTGGTGTGGCCGGAAAATCTATCAAGTTTAGTTGATAGTTTTTCTATGGGTATGGGTCAATAATGGTTTTTATGGTTATTGACGTTAATAGTCCTGTTGTAAACGAGGATTCTCAGACTTTTTGGCAAGATGAGCTGACTAATGCCAAAATTTTACTTTTAGAGATTGAAAAGGCGATTATAGCCTTTAATAAAAACGGAAATATTCAGTCTTATACGATTGATACCGGACAGGATAAGCAGACGGTTAGCCGTTCTGACTTGAGTAATTTATATCTGAGACGTGAGAAGCTGCTGGGTGATATTGCGGTTCTGGAAGCACGTTTACAGGTAGGGGGCAGCCGTTGTCCTCAGATTTGTCCGGGGTTCTAAATGGGTATTTTTAATTTTAAAACACGTAAGCAGTTTGAAGCTGAGATTCATAATAAATATCAGAGAATGGTGGCTGAGGCTTTGAGCCAGAATGTTACCTGGAGCGGTGAAAAGTTCCGCGGTTCTCTTGGGCTTGTTAAGGTTTTTAATTCTATTGATTACTGGACGCTTCGTCAGAAGTCTATGGAGCTTTGGACTGATTCTCCGTATGCACGTGGTATTTTGCGCCGCATCCTGCGTAATGAGATTTTTACTGGTTTGAGTGCGAACAGTAGTCCGAATGAAGATGTTTTGTGGCCTGGTAAGGATGATATGGAGCGCGCTGATTTGGCTGTGAAGTATGGTGATGTTATTACTTCGCAGTTTAATCTTTATGCGAATAATTATGAACTTTTTGATTATCGCAAGGAATTGACTTTTGGTGAGTTCCAGGAAGTTGTAAGACGTGAAGCTATTTTATGTGGTGACGGTGTTATTATTGCGCGTGTGAATCATACTAACGGGCTTCCGATGTGGCAGTGGGTGAACGGTAATAATATTAAAACTCCTGCAGATTATGTTTGTAAAAACGGAAACAGAATTATTCAGGGCGTTGAGCTTGATAAGTATAACCGTCATGTTGCTTATTTTGTTCAGACTTTTGAAGACGGCCAGCTTAAATATGAGCGTATTCCTGTAAAGGGTGAAAAGTCCGGAAGACAGATAAGCTGGATGGTTTACGGTTCTGAAAAAATGAGCGATAAGGTGCGCGGTGAGCCTTTACTGGCTAATGTGCTTTCTATGCTTTCTGATATTGATAAATACAAGGATGCTGAAATAAGAGCTGCAGTTATTAACGCTTTGATTGCGTTTACTGTGAAGAAGTCTCCGGAGACTGCGCTTGGAACTCGCCCGACTGCAGGGCTGCAGCGTCCTATGAAGGAAGTGGGCGGTATTAAAACTGGTATTGGTTCGGAAATTCCGCCTAAGGGTCATCAACCTATTCAGCTGATGCAGCCTGGTACGGTGTTCGATGATCTTGCTCCAGGCGAAGAGGTTGTAAGTTATTCTACTAACAGGCCGAATGTAAATTTTGCGGTTTTTGAAGGTGCGATTATTGATGCGATTTGCTGGAGCCTGGAAATTCCTCCGGAGATTGCAAAATTAAAGTTTACATCTTCTTATTCTGCGAGCCGTCAGGCTAATAATGAATTTGAGGTATATCTTAAATATCGTAATTTTAAGAATGCTAAAGACTTCTGTCAGATTATTTTTGAAGAGTTTGTGATTCAGGCGGCTTTGAACGGAATGCTTAATCTTCCGGGTTTTGTTATGGCTTTTGCGGATCCGAAACTGTGGCAGATTAAAGCTGCTTGGTTGAGTTGTTCGTGGAGTGGTATTGCACGTCCTAGCGTTGAACGTACTAAGGATGTTAAGGCTGCTAATGATGCGCTTGATAATGGTCTTACTACTCTTGACGATGAGTGTAAGCGTATTAACGGTAAGACTTTCAGAAAGACTATTGCGCAGCTTAAACGTGAAATTAATTATGCTCATCAACTTGGTTTTAATCCTCATATTCTGGAAGACAATAACGGAAAGCCTGCTTATAGCATGGACGGGTCGGAAGCGGATAATCAGGTGGATGATAATGACGCTGACGATGAGACTACTGACAAATAGAGAGGAGGTTTATTATGGGC